TGGAATACTCGCCGTTCTGGATTTACTGTTAAAAAGTACAATGCCAATGAGATTGACATCACTGCTAATAACGGATTGAATCTACGTTATGAGAACGACAATATGAGTTCGTATACTCCAGGTCGTTGGGTCTCAGTGACTCCACTACAAACAGACGGGTCTGGCACATTTGGTCGCAAGGCTCAACGTGCTTATGTGGTATCTAAAATAAAATCACAGATTGACACTAATACAACTGTGCGTGATACAGACACCCTGACATTCAATCTGTTGGCCTGCCCTGGTTATCCAGAGGCCATACAGAACTTGATCAATCTAAACACAGACATCGGTCAGACAGCTTTCGTAGTTGGTGATACTAGCATGCGTCTACAGCCAACTGGCACAGCACTAACTGCCTATGGTAACAATACCGCACTGGCTACAGACAACGGTGAAACAGCCCTAGTCAGCTATGATCCATATATGGCCGCGTTCTATCCAAGTGGTTACACAACAGATAACAGCGGTAACTATATCGTTGTTCCACCAAGCCATATGATGTTACGCACGATCATCAACAGTGATGCTAAATCATATCCATGGTTTGCTCCTGCTGGTACACGTCGTGGTGGTGTTGATAATGCTACATCAGTAGGCTATATAGATTCAACAGGTGAATTCAAGACTGTGAGCCTATATGAAGGTCTACGTGATGTGATGAGCACTGTCAAGATCAATCCTATCGCCACACTACCTGGTGTAGGACTGGTAAATTTTGGTCAATATACACGTAGCCAAGGTGCTAGTGCCTTAGATCGTATCAATGTAGCACGATTGGTAGCATATCTACGCCGTCAATTGAGTATCCTGGCTAAGCCGTTCTTGTTCGAACCTAACGATCAACAGACACGTAATGAAATAAAAGCGGCAGCAGAAAGCCTACTGTTAGAACTAGTAGGTCAGCGTGCTCTGTATGACTTCTTAGTTGTCTGTGATAGTTCAAATAATACTCCTGCACGTATCGATCGCAACGAGTTGTATATGGACATCGCTATAGAACCAGTGAAAGCTGTTGAGTTTATCTACATTCCATTGAGATTGTTGAATACTGGTGCTATCAGTTCCGGCAATTTGGGATCAGGTTTTCCAGGCTCAACACAATAAGTAAATACATAGGATAAGGAGCATATAAGATGCCAGTTTCAAGTTTAACAAGATTTACAGTACCACTAACAACAGATCAAAGTTCCAGCAACCAAGGTCTGTTGATGCCAAAATTAAAGTATCGCTTTCGCGTTACGCTAGACAATTTTGGTGTAGCTGGCACACCGACAACAGAACTAACCAAACAGGTTATGAACGTGACTCGTCCTGAACTCAGCTTTGAAGAGATCAAACTACACGTTTATAACTCCACGGTAAAAATGGCAGGTAAGCATTCATTCGCTGCCGCTAAACTAACGCTACGTGATGACGTTACCAACGCTGTTACACAGAAAGTTGGCGAGCAGTTACAGAAGCAGTTCGATTTCTTCGAACAGGCATCTGCGGCAAGTGGTATCGACTACAAGTTCACTATGCGTGTCGAGCTACTAGACGGTGGTAATGGTGCGTTTACTCCGACAACATTAGAAACTTTCGAATACTATGGTTGCTATATCAACCAGGTTACTTACCAAGGCGGTGACTACTCTAGCCAGAGTGATCCAATGGATATATCATTGAGCATCACTTATGACAACGCTCTACAGATAGACGGTAGTGGTAACCCAACAGGACTTGGCACTAACGTGGGACGTACTGTACGCTCATTGGCACTAGGTGGCTAATCGTACCTAACACTGTAAAGAGCCCGGATAAAACCGGGCTTTTTTACGGCACTAAATAATCATATGAGTGATGCTTTTACTAATTTCTTAAGCGGTGCCGCAGGTGGACTGCTTAACTCCACCGGTAATCTACGAGATTATCAGCACGCCAATCGTCTCTATGTACAGAACAATTATGCCCGAGCTCCCAAAGTTGGTTTCTTATATTTCGTTCAATTCAATATAGAAGCCAATGTGGTCAAAAGCCCCAGTTGGCAACAACATGGTGGTGCCAAGGACATAGGCTTCTTGGTCAAAAAAATTGACATGCCTAGATTTACCATGGCCAATGAAGTAGTAAATCAATATAATAAAAAGACCGTGATACAGACTGGTATAAAATACAATCCCGTCAGCATGGAATTTCATGATGACAACAGTGATCTAACCAACGGTCTATGGACCAACTACTACAAGTACTACTATACCGACGGCCGCTATGGCGACTACAGAGGTAACTGGGCCTTGACTAACAAATATGGCGGCAGCAAGTATGCCAACAAAGACTATCCTTTTGGATTGAACGCAGGCCAAGATAATCCTTTTTTTATCAGCATAGATATCTATGTGCTACATCAACATAATTTTACCAAGATGACCTTAGTGAACCCACTGGTCACAGAATGGACACACGACAATCTAGATCAATCAGAACCTAATAAAATACTCAGCAACAAGATGACAGTGGCCTATGAAGCGGTCAGCTATGCCACAGGTAAGATCAAGAAGAACAAGGATGGCAGCCAGTTCATCGCACAGTACTATGATCAGACTCCTAGTCCATTGAGCGTGGGCGGTAATGGCAGTGCCACGCTGTTCGGCGAAGGTGGTGTCATAGCAGGTGCCGACAGTGTGTTCGATAGCCTGGCAGATGGCAACTATCTAGGAGCGGCACTACAGGCTGCGACTACTATCAAGAACGCTAAAAATCTCACTACACAGGGCGTGCTAGGTGAAGTCAGCGGTTTGGCCAACAGTGCCTTGGCTAACATAGCCCGCAGTAATGTGGGACTAGGTCCACTAACAGGCTCTGGTCCATTTAATCTAAACGGCCTGACCAATGCGGCCCTAGGTGGTGCGAGCCAAGGCGGAAGTCTTGGAGTCATACTGCCCAATAGTCAATTTTCTAGTGGTAATCTAACCATAACCACACCAGTATCAGTAACAGGAAAATAAGCATGTCTCTATACAGCAATCTACCGCCCACAACTGCTCCAACCAATGCCACAGTGCAGGCATTCGACAACTATTACAAGCAACCTCTAGAACTAGATGCCAGCACATATACTGCCATGACTGGATTTTTTACCAGCAGAGGATTCGACAAGGCGGCAGCAGACAACATAGCTGTGATCTTAATGAAGCAGAGCAAGCTGGACAATTTCAATCCTATGAAAGTCTTAGATACTATACGATCATTAGACACAGTAGAGATCAGTGCTCTAGTCAGTGAGATCATAAACTACAACAGATTTAAAACCAGCTTCTTGGGCTATGCCTTAAATTTCACAGCTAATGCTGAAGTTTTAAGAAACATACAAGCATGAGTCTGAAATTTAGCCAAGGTGTCTACACCGTTAAGAACCCTGACAAGTATATAGGTAATCACGCACCTCGTTATCGTAGCTCATGGGAATTTACGTTCTGTGCTTTCTGCGACAACAATCCAGCTATAGAACAGTGGGCCAGTGAAAATGTACGCATACCCTATCGTGATCCACTGACTGGAAAAGCCACGGTCTACATACCAGATTTTTTTATCATCTATTCAGACAAGAACAAAAAGAAGCATGCAGAGATCATAGAGATCAAACCCAGCAATCAGACACTGAAAGAACGGGTGGGCAAGAATCCCTATAATCAGGCCCAGTATGTAAAAAATATGGCCAAGTGGTCTGTGGCCACAGAGTGGGCAAAACAACAGGGCATGAAATTCCGGGTTCTAAATGAAGGAGATATTTTCTCCCAGGGTGGTAAAAAGCGGTAAATAAAATTATGACACGAAGATTAGAAGAGGTTCTAAACATCGCACCCAGCGATGAAGAACCCATAATACAACCAGACCCACAACCAGCACCTGTGCCTGTTATCAGCCTACAGGATAAACTAGAAGAATTCGACAAGATCGCCGCCGCTCTACCTCGAGTGCAGGGACTAGGTGACATGGCTGATGCGGAGCTAGATGCACTGGCGGCCAAGGCAGAACAGGCCTATGACGACCTAATGGATCTAGGTATGAATGTAGAAGCTCGCTATGGTAGTCGTATATTCGAAGTGGCAACTAACATGCTGAATGCCGCTATCACTGCCAAGACCAACAAGATTGACAAGAAGCTGAAGATGGTAGATCTACAGCTGAAAAAGCTGGCCATAGACAAGAAACACGGCAAAGAAGATGCTGTAGAAGGAGAAGGTTACATACTCACAGACCGTAACTCAATCCTGGAAAAACTGAAGAATCTGAATAAATAATACACTATGAAAACTTTCAAAGAATATCTACAAGAAAATGTGCTGTCTAAAAAATACCCCTTCCGTGTAAAAGTGGCCGGTGATTTTACCACAGAACAAGAGACCAAATTAAAATCCATGATGGACCGCTTCAAGGTTGACTCATTTAAGAAAGTAGGAGTCACACCCATACAGGCACTGCCATTGGATTTTCCACAGGTTAAGAACTGTGAGGTTTCTATCTATGAGGTGGTGGTGGATTATCCTACTACACAACAGGAGCTGACAGAATACCTAACACAGGGTCTACAGGTCAGCAAGCAGAATCTAGTGGTACGCCGTCCAGGTGAGCCCTACGAAGAATATCAACACGAAGAACCAAAGCGTGAAGGTGCTCTGCTAAATGATCCAGATTACAAGGAAGCAGGTTCGCCACAGTTCGAAGACTACTATGGTGACAAATACAATTCAGGTTTCGTTAAAGAACTCAACGATCTCCTGAAATTACAG